GGTATTGACCCGGAAGCCGTGATTGCCCTTCAAAAGCTGGCCGCAAAGGAAGCGGTGATCATGTATGCACAGAAACATGATGATTTCTGTGAACTGATGGCAGAAGCGGCCACCGATCACCTGTTTGACACCATCCTGACGGATGATTTGTTCAAGCCGGTTGAAGGGTTCACCCCTACTGACGAGGAACGGGCCAAAATGGAGGAAGCAGAAAAAACCGCTAAAGCCCTTTCCGGCCTGTTCGACATTCTGAAGCGTTTCTAAAAAATACATTTTGGAGGTAAAAACTATGGCTATTGATTTTGATAAGATTGATCGTTCTGTTGATCTGAAGGGCCTTCAGGCTGATGTGGAGGAAGCCAAGAAGAACGGCGGCGGGGATTTCCCCACTATTCCCGCTGGCAAGTATGAAGTGAGGGTGGAAACCTTGGAGGTTAAAGGCACCAAGGCCGATCCCAACCGCCCCATGCTGGCCGTGTCCTTCAAAATTCTGTCCGGTGAGTATAAGAACCAGCGGATTTTCATGAACCGGGTTCTGTATGGCACCAAGAATGACAAGAACATGATCGCTTCCGCTATGGGCTTCCTTGACAAGCTGGATTCCGGGATTCCCGTCAGTTTCACCAGCTACAAGCAGTTTGCACAAATGGTTATGGATATTGCGGAAGCCATTGATGGCAAGCTGGAATATGCGGTGGATTATGATGATACCCGCTTCAATTCCGTCTCCATTGATGAAGTTTTTGAAGTTGAGGATTGAAAAACCCCTTGTGATTTTTTATAATCAAATCGAGCACTATATGTACTCAACTGGCGGTTTTGAACCTTAATTTTCAAAAATGCCGGGGCAAGCGCCCCGGTTGGCCCCAAGGTGAAGCCTTCCCGTGGCGGGGCTGTTTCCACCAATTCACCAAGAATTTCAGAAAGTGGGTGACACGATGATCTTCTATGATTTTGAGGTTTTCGCTTATGATTGGTTGGTTGTTCTGATCGACCTGAACGCAAAAGAGGAAACCGTGATCATCAATGACCCTGAAAAATTGAAAGGCTTCTATGAGAAGCAGAAAGGGACGATTTGGGCCGGTTACAATAGCCGCAACTATGACCAGTACATTTTGAAGGGTATCTTGTGCGGGTTCAACCCCAAACAGGTGAACGACTGGATCATTTTGCAGGATAAGCCCGGTTACAGATTTTCCAGCCTGTTCAGGAACTTCCCCCTGATCAACTATGATGTGATGCCTAACCCGCCTATCAGCTTAAAGGCGCTGGAAGCCTTCATGGGGCATTCCATCAAAGAAACCACGGTTCCCTTTGATATTGACCGGCCTTTGACGGAAGAAGAACTTGCCGAAACCGTCAAATATTGTCGCCATGATGTGGAAGAAACCGTGGAAGTGTGGTTGCGGCGCAAGGCTGATGAATTCGATGCCCAAATGTCACTTGTGAAAACCTTCAACCTTCCCATATCAGATATTGGCCGAACTAAAGCCCAGCTTTCGGCCAAAATCCTTGAAGCCGTTCAACGGGATCATAATGATGAATTTGAAATTGAATTTCCTGACACTTTGCGGATTGAACGCTATACAGAGGTTTTGAACTGGTATAAAAATCCGCTGAACCGGGACTATTCCAAATCCCTTGAAATTGAAGTGGCCGGGGTTCCCCATGTGTTTGCTTGGGGTGGGCTTCACGGGGCCATTCCCAAGTATTTTGGGGAAGGATGGTATATCAATGTCGATGTGGCTTCCTATTACCCTTCATTGATGTTGCGGTATGGGTGGATCAGCCGGAATGTTGCAGACCCGGCCAAGTATGATGAAATCTACCATACCCGCCTGAAGCTGAAGGCAGAAAAGAACCCCATGCAACAGCCTTATAAAATCGTTCTGAACAGTACCTATGGGGCTATGAAGGATCGCCACAATGCCATGTATGACCCCCGGCAGGCAAACAATGTGTGTGTTGGTGGTCAGCTTCTTTTGCTTGACCTGATAGAGCGGTTGGAAGATCACTGTGACATTATCCAAAGCAACACCGATGGTATCTTGATCAAATTGCGGCGATATGAAGATTTTGATTTGATTGATGATATTTGTTGGGAATGGGAAGAAAGAACCGGAATGCGACTGGAATTTGATGAATTTCAGAAGGTTTTTCAGAAAGATGTGAACAACTATCTGATTGTCCCCGCTGGCCTGTTGCTGGATGAAAAGGGAAAGCCCCGCTGGAAATGCAAGGGGGCCTATGTAAAGAAGCTGTCTGATCTTGATTATGATTTGCCCATTGTCAACCAAGCTATTATTTCTTTCTTCCTATATGGCACCAAGCCGGAAGAAACCATTGGAAGCTGTAATTCCCTTCGAGATTTTCAGAAGGTGGTGAAGGTTTCCAGCAAATATAAATATGCACTTTATTCCCCGGTAATCACGATGGAAAAAATCAGGGATGAAAAGGGCCGTTCAAAGACTGTGAAAAGGTTCAGGGGCGGTGAAGTTCAGACTGATAAAACCTTCCGGGTGTTTGCGTCCAAGGATCATTCCAAAGGTGGTTTGTTCAAGGTTTCCGGGAAGGTTGTAAAGGGACGGCAGAAAAACCCGGAGCAGTTCGCCAACACCCCGGAACATTGCTTTTTTATCAATGACGATGTGACCGGCCTTCCTATTCCTGACGAACTGGACAAGCAATATTACATTGATACGGCTTGGAGCCGTTTAGCTGATTTTGGAGTTGATAAAGAAGGGGGGGATTTGAGCAATGCAACTGTTCCGGGGCTATGTTCCGACCAAGGATAAACAATGCCTTGAACGGTTCAAAGGGCGGAAACGGCTGAACCGCCTTGAAGATGTTCAAGACCTTGACGAATACGCCGGGATTCTTGGAGAAGAAACCATTTTGATTGATGTGGATGATGGGGAAACCAGTGATCTTCTGTTCCAAATCGTCAAAGACCTTTCCCTGAAATGCCGGGTGTATAAGACCACACGGGGAAAACACTTCTTGTTCCGTAACCCGGAAGGACTGGTGGAAAAAAGCTGGACAAAACAGACTTTGGCCCTTGGGATCGTGTCTGATGCCAAGGTGGGCAGGAATAACAGCTATTCAGTTTTGAAATTCCAAGGTGTTGAACGGCCCATTCTGTATGACTGGCCGGAAGATGAAATCCAAGACCTTCCCAAGTGGCTGACCCCTGTAAAAACCAGCATGAAATTCTTGGATATGAGAGCTGGGGACGGGCGAAACCAAGCCTTGTTCAACTACATTCTGACCCTTCAAAGCGAGGATTTCACCAAAGAAGAAGCCCGTGAAACCATTCGGCTGATCAATCGCTATGTGCTGGATGAACCGCTTTCTGAACGGGAACTTGAAACGATCCTTCGGGATGAAGCCTTCAAAAAGCCTATTTTTTTCAAAGATAAAACTTTCCTGTTTGATAAGTTTGCGGTGTACCTGAAGAACAACAACCATATTGTGAAGATCAATAACCAGCTTCACATTTACCGGGATGGTATCTATGTTCCCGGCGCTATGGAGATTGAAGCCCAAATGATCAAGCATATCCCGAACCTGAAGCGGGCGCACCGATCAGAAGTCTTGGCCTATTTGGAAGTTATGTTTCAAACCGAGGGTGAAACCAGAGCCACCAACCCTAATATCATTGCTTTCAGTAATGGCCTGTTCAATATCCGGGATGGTTCTTTTACTGATTTCACCCCGGAAATCGTGATCACCAATAAGATTCCGTGGCCGTACAACCCCGCCGCCTATTCTGAATTGCTGGATCACACCCTTGACCGGCTGGCTTGTAATGATCCTGAGGTTCGGGCCTTGCTGGAAGAAATGGTGGGCTATTGCTTATACCGTCGCAATGAACTTGGTAAAGCCTTCATCCTGATTGGTGATAAGAGCAACGGCAAATCCACCTTTCTTCATGTGGTCAAAAATATGTTGGGGGATCGCAATATTGCTTCTCTTGACTTGAAAGAACTTGGGGATAGGTTCAAAACCGCTGAACTGTTCGGAAAGCTGGCAAACATCGGTGATGATATTGGGGATGAATTCATTGCCAATGCGTCAGTGTTCAAGAAGCTGGTTACAGGTGATCGGGTGAATGTGGAGCGCAAAGGGCAAGACCCCTTCGAGTTCAATAACTATGCCAAGTTCCTGTTCAGCGCCAACAACATTCCCCGCATGAAGGATAAGACCGGAGCCGTTCAAAGGCGCTTGGTGATTGTTCCCTTTGATGCAAAATTCACCCCGGCTGATCCCGATTTCCGGCCCTTCATCAAGGATGAACTTTGTGAACAGGAACCAATGGAATACCTGATTCTTTTGGGCCTGAAGGCATTGCGTCGGGTTCTGATGAACGCCCAATTCACCACTTCCAGCAGGGTTCAGGGGCAGTTGGACGAATACGAGCAGAACAATAACCCTATCATTGGGTTCATTCAGGAAATCGGACTTGATGAAATCATCAATGAAGCAACCGATACAGTTTACAGACGATATAAGGAATATTGTATTTCAAACAATTTCCAAAGTCTTTCTAAAATTGAGTTTTCACGGCAGATTTGCAGACGATGTGGCCTTGTCACAGATAGCAGAAAAATCAAGGGAAGATCTTGTCGGGTGTTTATTGAAGTAAAGGATGGTGATTCATAATGGCCGCTTCAAAAAAGGTGTTCACCACCCTTGGAAGTTCAAATCATGTTCCTGAAGAACGGGAAGCCTTTGATTACTACGCTACCGACCCAAAAGCCGTGGAAATGCTGTTGGAACTGGAACAGTTTGCCCCGGTGATTTGGGAACCGGCCTGTGGTGAAGGCCACATTTCCAAGGTTCTTCAGGCCCACGGTTATGAAGTGATCAGCACCGATCTTGTTTACCGGGGGTTTGGTGATCCTGAACCGCTGGACTTCCTGAAGGAAACTTTGGAAGGGTTTGAAGGCGATATTGTCACCAATCCCCCATATTCAGCGGGGCTTGAATTTGTTCAAAGGGCGCTTGAAAGCGTCCGCCCCGGTGGGAAAGTGGCAATGTTTCTGAAGGTTCAGTTCTTGGAGGGGCAAAAGCGGGGAGCCTTTTTCAAAGACACCCCCTCCCCCGAACCGTTTACATATCCCGTTCCCGGTTGGCTTGCTATAAGAACGGGGATATGAGCGCCAAGCCTGAAAGCGCCATTGCCTATGCGTGGTATGTATGGGAAAAAGGCTTCACCGGTGATCCGGTGATTAAGTGGTTCAACTGAAAGGATGGTTGGTATGGAAATCAAGGATAGTGGGGAGCGTACCCGGTTTGATACCGGGGCGGTTCGAGATATGCACACCGGCAAGGGGCGGATGGATTTATTGCCGTGGGAAGCCTTGGTGGAGGTTTCCAAGCATTGTGAAGAAGGGGCGCTGAAGTATGGGGAACGCAACTGTGAAAAGGGCATTCCCATTCATAGCCTGATTGATTCGGCCTTCCGGCACCTTGCCAAATACATGATGGGGATGAAGGATGAACCCCACCTTCGGGCGGCGGCTTGGAACATTCTCTTTGCCCTGTATATGGAAATTAAACACCCTGAACTTCAGGATATACCAAGCAGATTGGAGGAACAGCAGAAATGAAAATTATCAATGCCAATGTGGAATTTATCACCCCGATTGACGGGGCCGCAATTCTGAAGCGCCTTGAACAGTGTGGGCGGGTTTGCTATAAGTCTGAAGCCAAAATCACCGACACCAGCGCCCCGGCATTTGTGGCCGGGATCATCAAGCGGGGCCATGAAGCGGTTCTTGAACACTGTTCCTTCACGGTGAAGTTTATTTGTGATCGTGGGGTTTCCCATGAAATTGTTCGGCACCGTGTCGCTTCCTACTGTCAAGAAAGCACCCGGTATTGCAATTACTCCAAGGAAGGCTTTGGTTCTGAAATCGCTGTGATCATGCCTTGCTTCCTTGATAAAGACAGTACCGCTTACCGTCATTGGTTTTGGGCCTGTTCCCAAGCGGAAGAAGCATATTTCAATATGCTGAACTTTGGTTGTTCCCCGCAGGAAGCCCGGTCAGTTCTGCCCAATAGTCTGAAAACTGAAGTGGTTATGACCGCCAACATTCGGGAGTGGCGGCACTTCCTGAAACTTCGCTGTTCTCCCGCCGCACACCCGCAGATGCGGGAAGTGGCCCTGATCCTGTTGGAAAAGGTTCACGCCCTGATCCCGGTTTGCTTTGATGATATTTGGAGTGAATACCATGTATTTTAAGAAAGCTGGCGGCAGTATCTTTGGAGTTTCACTGAACAAGGCTGAACAGAAGGCTTTGGATCAGGAAATCAAACGGCAGATTGTGGAACACGATCACCAGTTCGATATTGACAAAGAAAGCATGATCCTGTGGATGCTCCACACGGAATTTGGCTTTGGCCCCAAGCGGCTGAAACGAGCTTGGGAACTGTTCTATTCCGAAAGTCAGAAATTGCGGGAATATTACCTTCTTGATGAAGGGGATGAACCTTGGATTTCCCGCCAAAAGCTGAAGGAAATTGGCTGTGATGTGGAAGTATGGTATCAGGAATGGAGGGAAACCAATGCCCAAACCTTGGCAAAATAGTGAAGGTTATTCCGACCCCACCGCCTATGAAGGATTGAAGCCTATCATTCGAGAGGATGAAGAACAGCAACGGCGGCTGAACAACTTGATCTTTGTTCTGAAGTACATTATCCGTTTGGCCGGGTTTGAACTTTTGAACCGGATTGAACTGAAGGATAAACGGAATGGGAGGGAATACCGGTGAATGAAGATTGGTGGATAGGGCTGAAATTAAAGCCTTGCCCCTTCTGTGGTAAAAAGCTGGTTCGCAAAATTCATAATTCAACAAGTGTTTGGTTTGAACATTCTTACCCTTCCAGTTGTATTCTTGTTGAAAACTGTGAAACTTTAGTTTGGGTTGATGATCAGGAAAGCGCCGAGAAATGGAACCAACGACGTTTTGAAAATTAACTTTCAAAAATGCGCCCCGCCAAAATACTTCAGGGGTTGGGGGTGGGAACAGATTGACAACAGATGTAAACAACTAATCTGTGACGGTGAAAAGCCTTGTGAATACTGGATTTTTTCAAATATACCACACATACCATAGATGTTATATTACTTTAATCTATAAAAATAAAAAAATATAGATAAGTAATATATAAGAAAACTGCCATTTTATCTGTGGTATCTGTTGCACCCCTTGAAAACCCTTGATATTTCAGCATTTTTGCGGTTACAGATGTGTGAAAGGAAGTGTGTTACATAGTGACTGATAAAGAACTTTCCCAGCGGGCTAAAGAATATTTTGCCCAAATCCGAAAAACTGACCGCCTGATCCAGCGGTTGACAGATACAGTGAATACCCTTCGATCCGGGTTGACCAGTCAAAGCTATGAACTGAAGCCGGACAAGGTTCAGACTTCCGGGCCAAAAGACACTTTAGGGGAAACCATTGTAAAAATCATGTCCCTTGAAGAAGATATTAACACCCGGATTGATGAACTTGTGAGCATGAAGAAGGAAGCCTTCAGCATGATCAGCAAGATTCCTGATCTTGACCAGCAAAATGTTCTTGTAGGCCGGTATATCCAACTGAAAAAGTGGGAGGATTTAGCCGCTGAATTTGAGTATACCACCCAATGGCTTTTTGAAATCCACGGGAAGGCTTTACTTGCTTTTGCCAAGGAAAATGCTGATTTCTTGAAAGAACAGAGTAAAGTTTAGTTTCACCTGTTGAAAGTTTAGTGTTTTTTCGGCTATTATATAGAGTGAAAAAGCGTCCGAGGGGGAACCTTCGGCGCTTTTCTTTTAATTTTCAAAGGGGGTGAATACCTTGACGGCAAGGCAAAGAAAGTTTTGTGATGAATACCTGATCAGCGGCAATGCTACTGATGCGGCAATCAAGGCGGGGTATTCGCCCAAGACTGCAAAGAGTATCGGACAACGATTGTTGACCTTTGTTGACCTGAAGCAGTACATTGAAGCTGAACTTGACAAACTGCATTCCGCCAAGATCGCTGACGCTGAAGAAGTGATGAAATATCTTACTTCCGTTATGCGGGGCGAACACACCGAACAGGTGTTGAAGCTGGTGGGTGATGGCATTCAGACTGTGACAGATATTGAAGTTTCCGCAAAGGAACGCTTGAAGGCCGCTGAATTGATTGGCAAGCGTTATGCCCTGTTCAGTGACAAGATGGACTTGGGCGGAGCCGTCCCGGTGGTTATCACGGGGGATGATCAGCTTGAAGATTAGCCCCAAGGCAAAGGTGATCCGCCTTCCTGAAGTGGTTGGTAAAGGCTACGCCACTTTTTGGAACTTCAAAGGCCGTTACCGGGTTTGCAAAGGGAGCCGGGCAAGCAAGAAATCCAAAACCACGGCCCTGAACATCATCAAGCGGATGATGCAATACCCGGAAGCCAACACCCTTGTGGTTCGTAAAGTGTTCAGAACCTTGAAGGATAGCTGTTTCACGGAATTGAAGTGGGCAATCAACCGGCTTGGGGTTCAGGCTTATTGGGAAGTTAAAGAAAGCCCCCTTGAAATGACCTATATTCCAACCGGTCAGAAGATTTACTTCCGGGGGCTTGATGATCCCCTGAAGGTGACTTCTATCACGGTTGAAATTGGGTATTTGTGTTGGTGCTGGATTGAAGAAGCCTATGAAATCACCAATGAAGATGATTTCAATATGCTGGATGAAAGCATTCGTGGCGCTATCCCGGAAGAAACTGGCCTGTTCAAGCAAATCACCTTGACTTTCAACCCGTGGAATGAAAAGCACTGGATCAGGAAGCGGTTTTTCGGGGAAATCACCGGAAAGGACGGCCAAGGGAACCCCACATATCGGTTTCATGATAACTGGATCAGCCCGGATGGGCAGATTTACGCCACAACCACCAATTACCTGTGTAATGAATGGTTGGATGAAGCCGATCTGAAGGTTTTTGAAGTCATGAAGCAGAACAACCCCCGGCGCTATAAAGTGGCCGGTTTGGGCGGTTGGGGCATTGTGGATGGCCTGATTTATGAGAACTGGACAGAAGAAACCTTCAATCCGGCTGAAATCAGCGCCCGGAAGGGTGTGAAATCGGCCTTTGGGCTTGACTTCGGCTATACCAATGACCCCACGGCCCTGTTCTGTGGGCTGGTGAGCAAAGAAGAAAAGACCATTTGGGTTTTTGATGAACTGTATGAAAAAGCCCTGACCAACCGGGCAATCAGTGACCGGGTAACGGTGATGGGCTATGCCAAAGAGCGGATCAAGGCCGATTGTGCGGAACCCAAGAGCATTGACGAATTGCGGGAAGCTGGCCTTCGGCATATCAGAGCCGCCCGGAAGGGCAAGGACAGCGTGAACAATGGCATTCAGTACATTCAGGATTATAAAATCATCATTCACCCCCGATGTGTGAACTTCCTGACTGAAATCAGTAATTACACATGGGATGAAGATAAATTTGGGGCCAAGATCAACCGGCCCATTGATGATTTCAACCACCTGATGGACGCTATGCGTTATGCACTGGAAGATATGCTTGTTGGCCCCGCCTTCAGCTTCGACTAATAACACGATAGTAACAAATCACCCCGGAAATTGAGCGTTTCCGGGGTTTTGTCTTTATTGGGCAATAAAAAGGGGTGTTTCCAATGAAGAAAATGCTTCAAGTGGTTTCGGTGTTGGGAACACCGTACACGATCTATCAGGGGAACAGCGTTGATTTTCCTGATCTGTCTGATTGTGATGGGTATTGTGATACCACCATCAAAGCCATTGTGGTTTTTGATATGACCGAGATGGAAGGCAAACCCGGAGCCAAGGCAGATTTGGCCCATTATCAGCGCAAAGTGATCCGCCACGAACTTTTTCATGCCGCCCTATATGAAAGCGGCCTTTCTTGTAATTCTTGGGGTGAGAATGAAGAAATCGTGGATTGGTTTGCAATCCAATTTCCCAAGCTGGAAGCCCTGTTTCAACAGGCGGGGTGTAATGACCCTTTGAAAGATGGTGATTGATTTGTCTTTTTTCAATGAAACTGAAACAGCCCGGATCAATCGCCTGATTGTGATGGGTGGTTACACCGGTATGACTGAACTTCAGTTTTTCGCCGCTGAAATCAAGGAATGGAAGGACAGCAAGAAGCGGAAGGAACAGATTACCGGGGATGCCTACTATGAGGGGGATCACGATATTCTTCGCCGTCAGCGCACCATTATTGGAGAGGATGGGAAACTTCAGACGGTGACGAACCTTCCCAATAATCGGCTGGTTGACAATCAATTTGCCCTGATGGTGGATCAGAAAACCAACTACCTTGTGGGCAAGCCCTTCACCGTGACCTGTAAGAACAAAACCTATGCCGATTTGCTGACCAAGGTTTTTGATAAGCGGTTCAACCGCCTTTTGAAGTATGTCTGTGAAGATGCCCTGAAAGGCGGGATTGGTTGGTTGTTCCCCTATTATGGGGATGATGGCAAACTTGCTTTCAAGCATTTCCCCGCCCATGAAATCCTTCCCTTTTGGGCTGACGATGATCACACAATTCTTGACTGTGCAATCCGCCTTTATCCCCAAGAGGTTTACAACGGCTACACCAAGGAAATTGTGGAGCGGGTGGAAATCTTCAAGCCGGATGGGATTTGGCGTTATATCTATTCTGACCCGGCGGGCCTTGTGCCTGATACCCTTTTGGGGGATCACGAAAACTACTTCAGCGTTGAACAGGGTGAAGAAACCATTGAACTGAATTGGGACAGGATTCCCCTGATCCCGTTCAAGTACAACAAGCAGGAAATCCCCCTGATTCGCCGGGTGAAAACCCTTCAGGATGGCATTAACACCATGCTTTCCGACTTTGAAAATAATATGCAAGAGGACGCAAGAAACACCATTCTGATTCTGAAGAATTATGATGGTGAAAACCTTGGGGAGTTCCGGCGCAATCTTGCCACTTATGGAGCCGTCAAAGTTCGGGATGATGGCGGGGTTGAAACCCTAACCGTTGAAATCAACTCTGAAAATTTCAATGCCATTCTGAAGCTGTTCAAGGATAAATTGATTGAAAACGCCCGTGGCTACAATGCCAAGGATGATCGGATGGGGAACAACCCCAACCAAATGAACATTCAATCCATGTATTCTGACATTGATCTTGATGCAAACGGAATGGAAACCGAGTTCCAAGCCGCTTTTGATGATCTGATCTGGTTCATCAATCAGGATTTCGCCAACACTGGCCGGGGTGATTATGACGGTGAGGAAGTCACCATTGTTTTCAACCGGGATATGCTGATCAACGAAAGTGAAGCCATTGAAAATTGTTCCAAGTCTGTTGGTATTTTGTCCAATGAAACCATTGTGGCCCAGCACCCTTGGACAACTGATGTGGATATGGAGTTGGAGCGGCTTCAGAAGGAAAAGGAAGAAGCAATGGCCCAAGCGCAGGAATACGCCGGGGCTTTTGACAATGTTCAAAAGGATGATCCTGATGGGAATGAAGGCGGGGATGAATAATCCCCGCCTTACCTATGCCGGGGCAATAATGGGGCGGGGCCGGGGTTCACCTCCTTACCCGGTCAAAGGTGCAATTCCTTTCCCCGGTACTTTATATGGACAGATACCCAAGTGGTAAAGGGGCCGGTTTGCTAAACCGGTAGGCCGGGAAACCGGTGCATGGGTTCAAACCCCATTCTGTCCGCCACATGGCGCATTCGGCAAGAGGTTAAGCCACCGGGCTTTCAATCCGGGATCGGTGGGTTCGATTCCCCCATGCGTCACCATTTGCCGGGTTGGTGGAATTGGCAGACACACCGGATTCAAAATCCGCCGCCTTTTGGCGTATGGGTTCAAGTCCCATACCCGGCACCAATATTGGGGTATAGCCAAGCGGTAAGGCAAGGGGCTTTGACCCCCTGATGCGTTGGTTCGATCCCAACTACCCCAGCCATATCAAGAAGGGAGCGTGACCCCGTGAAGAATGCTGACTATTGGCGGGGCCGGTTTGCCATTCTTGAAAATTCGGCCCATAAACAAGCGGATGAATACCTTCAGACCCTTGAAGATATTTACCGGGGCGCTGAACAAAGTGTTCAAAGGGATATTGAAAGTTGGTATCAGCGTTTCGCCACCAATAACAAGGTGACTTTGGCTGAAGCCCGGAAAATGTTGACCGCTGGACAGCTTGAAGAATTCAAGTGGACGGCTGAACAATATGTGAAAGCCGCACAGCGGGCCGACCTTTCCCCGGAGTGGATCAAGAAGCTGGAAAACGCTTCAACCCGCTTCCATGTCAGCCGCCTTGAAGCAATCCAACTGCAAATTCAACAGCAAATGGAACTGCTGTTTGGAAATCAGGTGGATGGGATTGATGATCTTCTGAAAGATGTGGTTTCCAATGGGTACACCCGTGGAGCCTTTGAAATTCAGAAGGGCATTGGCCTTGGGTGGGATTTCACCGCCCTGAACCAAAAGAAACTTGAAACCTTACTTTCAAAGCCTTGGACAACTGACGGGCGCACTTTTCGGGATCGCTGTTGGGCAAACAAGGCGGATTTGGTGGACACCGTAAACAAAGAACTGATTCAGGGAATGTTGCGGGGTGATCCACCGGCCAAGATTATCACGGCCATTCAAAAGCAGTTCGGAACTTCCTGCTATAAAGCAAGGCGGTTGGTTCATACGGAAACCAGTTATTTCAATGCCGTTTCCAAAATCCAAATGTATAAGGATTTGGGAGTGGATCAGATTGAAATTGTGGAAACGCTGGATTCCTGCACCTGTTCCACCTGTCAACCCCTTGATGGAAAGGTGATCCCGCTTTCCCAATATGAACCCGGTGTAACTGTCCCGCCCTTCCACCCGAATTGCCGGGGAACCACTTGCCCCTATTATGACGATATGGACGGCGAAAGAGCCGCCCGCACCGCTGATGGGAAAGTGTACTATGTTCCGGCCAATATGACCTTCACCCAATGGAAGAAGGCTTTTGTGGATGGCGTGAAGGACGGTTTGACGGTTGCCACCGCTGGCGCTATAATGAAGAAAACCGTGGATGATTGCACCACTGTTGATGAAGTGGAAGCCTTGATGAAGGAACAAGGGTGGTTTTATACCACTACCCTTCCCAATGGGAAACCCTTTGACGGGAACCAGCTTCTTTCTTTGCAGGGCTGTGATCTTGAAACCGCCAAGGCTATCTTCAAAGCCCATGAAAATGTGTTCAACCGCCTTCCTGAATTGCGGGGCCAACTGAATTCTATCAATGCCATAAAGTTGAATGCTGGCACCTATGCCCAATGTTCTTATGGCTTGGGCCGTGGTGGAATTTCTGTGAACCGTACTTATTTTTCCGATGTGGAGCGATTGACCAAACTTTATGCGAGGGATTTGGAACATGGGTTCCACCCAGCAGGAACCACCTTCGGCTCCATCGTCACCCACGAATTGGGCCATGCTGTGGATGATTACCTTTCTGTGATCCAGCAGTTGGCCGGAATGAATGGATGGAGAGCCAAGAAGGTTTCTGCTTACCTTCGCCCAAGAGTAATGAAGGCTTGTGGGCTGAAGGTTTCCGACACCAGAACAGCGGTGAGCGGTTACGCCACCCAAGATGCCCAAGAATGGTTTGCTGAATGCTTCTGTGAATGGATGGATAGCGAAAGCCCCCGCCCGGTTGCTGAAGAATTCGGTAAACAGCTTTTGGAATTGATGAAGGGGATGAAAACCAATGCCGATGCCTGATTTTTTCACAAGTGAATGGTTTGTGCCGGAAGTTGATAACTGGCACCTGAAGGAAGGCGCACCCCCTGAAGTGGTGGAAGAATTTGAAGCCTATATGAAGCGCTTGAAAGAAAACCAACAAAACAATATTGTTGAATGAGCCACCCCCGGCTTTGGCCGGTGGGTGGTTTTTTCATACCCTTTCGCCGTTTCCCCGGTGGTGGGCGGTAAACAGAACCGGGGGAAATCGTGGTTCCTGACCCACGGTAAAAAAGGATTTGATGGAGGTATCACACTATGACGAAAGAAAAGCTGATGGAATGGGGCTTGACCGAGGAACAGGCCAACAAGGTTATGGAAGGGCTGAATGGTTCTTTTGTGACCAAGGCCCGCTTCAATGAAGTGAACGAGGAAAACAAGACTCTGAAGGCCCAAGTTTCTGAACGGGATGGGCAGATTGAAACCTTGAAGAAATCCGCTGGTGATAACACGGAACTTCAGAACCAGATCGCCGCCCTTCAGGAAGCCAACAAGCAGAAAGACAAGGATCACGCCAATGAAATCAAGGCCCTGAAGATTTCCAATGCCGTTGATGTGGCCCTTTCTACCGCCAAGGCCAAGAACAACACAGCTGTAAAGGCGCTGTTGGCTGGTTTCTTGGAAAAGGCTGAATTGGCCGATGATGGCACAGTAAAAGGGCTGGATGATGAAATTGGGAAGCTGGTGAAGGGTTCCGATACGGCTTTTCTTTTTGACACCGCCGCTGGCACCAAGTTCAAAGGGGCCAAGGCCGCTGAAAAGGGTGATCCCAGCACTGGCGGGGATATGACCCTTGAAAAACTTCGCAAGCTGACCCCGATGGAACGCTATGAATTTTCCGTAAACCACCCGGACGAATACCGGGAACTTTATGATGGAGGGAATAAGTAATGCCTAACACCGTTTATGACAATTTTTACTTGTCCAATGAAATTGAAGATCAGTACAATTCCCATCTTGATCTTCAGCAGTTTTGCACCGTGGACAACACCCTGACCGGCACCCCCGGTATGCTTCGCAAGGTTCATGTCTATTCTGCCACTGATGGCACCGAGAAGCTGACCAAGGGCGAGGGCAACACCAAGAGCATTGAAGTTGCCTACACCGAGAAGGAATATCGTATTCTGCTGGCGCAGAACCGCTTCCAGTATTACGATGAAGAAGCCATGACCGATCCTATGGTTGTGACCACCGGCACCCGTCACGCTGGCACCGACCTGTTCAACACTGTGAACGCTGACATTTTCGCAGAGTTCAACAAGGCCACTTTGAGCGTGACCGGCACCGCCTTTGATTTTGGCGTGTTTGTCGATGCCGCCGCCAAGCTGAATTTGGAAAACCTTGAAGGCGTGTCCATCTTTGGCTTTGTCTGTGCCGCTGATATGGCAAAGATCAGAAAGGCCCTGAAGGATGATTTGAAGTATGTGGAATCCTTTGCCCGAACCGGCTATGTCGGAACCGTGGGCGGTATCAATCTTTACACCAAGAAAGATGCTGTGGAAGGCACCGTGATCATCGGCACCAAGGAAGCTGTGACCCTGTTCAACAAGAAGGGCACCGAGGTTGAACAGGAGCGTGACAGCAATATCCGTCAGACTTCCGTTTACTCCCGCAAGTATTACCTTGCCGCCCTGACTGACGAAACCAAGGCCGTGAAGATTACTGTTTCGGCGGGGGGTTGATTCCCCCGGCCGAAACCGGCCTGATCGGTTCGGGGGTAGTAGGTAAGGCGATTGTCGGAAAGAAGGGAAAATGATCTATGGCGTATGAACCTACCACATGGAATGATGGTGATTTGATCACCGCTGAAAGGCTGAACAAACTGGAACAGGGTGTTCAGAATGAACAGGTTGGGCCGCAAGGTCCCAAGGGTGATACCGGCGATACCGGCCCCCAAGGGCCTAAAGGTGATCCCGGTGAAACTGGCCCGCAGGGAGAACCCGGCCCCGCTGGTGCTGACGGTAAGGACGGCGCACAAGGCCCAGCCGGAGCCAATGGAGCCGATGGCAAAGGAGTGAAAGCGATTGCGTTTACCGCTGATTCAACGGGAAAAATTACGGGTGGAACCGTTACTTTCACGGATGATAGCACAGCGGCAATCACTGTGACAACGGCAACCGCCTAATGGAAGGACGGTGATTCCCGTTGCGTGAACAGGTTATTGCTATGCTTACGGCCCTTGGCGTAACGGGGGCCGCTGATGATCCGCTATTGGATATGGTGATTACCAATGTCCAATGGCGGATTAAAAATTTGACCAACCTTCGGGAAGTTCCTGAAGGGCTGGAAAGTATGGCCGTATCTATGGCGGTTGGGGAATACCTGAACATGAAGAAGGCCAACGGGCAGTTGGAAGGGTTTGATCTTGAAGCGGCGGTGAAACAAATTCAGGAAGGTGACACCAATATTTCCTTTGCGGTGGGTGACGGCAATTCCACCCCGGAACAGCGGTTGGATAGCCTGATCAACTTCCTGATCAATGGCCGGATGGATGAAATTTATCATTACAGGCGGTTGGTATGGTAAGCGCCCAAAGAAAAGCCCTTGAACGGTTGTGGAAGGATCGGTGTTCTATTTTCGTAAAAGAGAAAGTCACCGATCCAACCACACACCTGACTGACTTTGAAGAAAA